AGGCAGAAGCTCTCCTGACGCTGGGGCATCAACCCACAGATAGCCCTTCGGCGAGAATGGCACCGTCGACGCCTGAGCCAATTTGGTAGTAACTCCTGACCTTAATAGTTTCCGCCTAATATCGATCGACAACGCATCGTATGATGCGTCCATCGCTTGCGATACGTGCGATACAGCACCGGTATAAGCTCCGACATGCGCTGATCCCCAAAGCTTTCCGGCGCCATCAAAGAAGGCTCCCGTGGTCGGCCAGGAAGCCTCCGTCAATCCATAATTATTGTCATCCGTGAGGAAAACTTCTCCCCCGATGATTTTCATCTGGTCCACCCAGCGCCACAGATTTCCGACCATGTCATAGATACCCCAGCGCTCATGGTTATGTGACCATTTTGTTGGGCATGCTCCGTTTCGATGTTTTGCTGTTCCTGATGTATTTCCTGGGGCGAGCCCATCGTACCGGACAGCGGTTTCGTCAAACTCATAGCCGCTTTCGTGGGTGCGTCCATAGTAGGTGTTTCCTCGCGGCTCGGTACCTCTTTTCATCGAGAGCCATTCGACAAGGGCGTTCTCCCAGATAGACATGAGATGCCAACCCGCACCCTTTGCAGTGCACAGCGCTTTTGCCTGATCGAAAGTCTTCGATCCCGTGGCAAATAGGCCGGGCCAGACAACCGCCCGGGCACCAGCTCCGCTGTTGTATTCCATAGCGTCATACATTCCAATCAGGAGTTCGGTCTTTGTGGCACCGGCAACATTAAAGGCAGGGAAAACATCCGTAGCGGCGCCAAAATCAGCATGGAGATGACCGCACATTTTCGGGCCACTGATGATGTACATCATCGATGGATAGCCGAGATCGTCGACCTTCACCGTCGCCGCCCCGCACGAGGCCGCTTCTACTATCTCGCGCAGCAGCGCAGGCGGCATCTTGGCTGCGACATCGTAGGACCAGAGGGCGGAGTATGCCTCTGCAGCGGCGAGCTTCGCGAGATGGGCGTAGCCCGCTGTCAGCGCCGTCTTTTCGGATGCCGACGGGATATAACCCTTGAGAGCATAAAGCTCGGCGCCACGGTCGCCCCTGAACGCGGTCTGCGCGGTTTCCCCCAGTGCCAGGCTTTGAGATATCTCGACATACGCAGATCCTGACCATCGATACGTCAAATTCGTATCGAGTGCGACGTAGATTTTTCCTGCCTCTCCAACTGCGGGAAAAGCTGTAAGGTTTGCGTATTCAAGGACATCATCGACGTAGCCTGGGAGTTGAGATGAAGGGACTTTCCCGCCAACGAGGTCGGCTTTGGCGGCGAGCGCCGTGGCCTGCGCTGTGGAAACTGGCTTCCCGGAATCAGGGGTATTATCGACAGACCCTAATCCGACAGCAGCCTTGCCGGCATCATGAAGAGCCTTGGGGGTTACATACTTCTGCTCGTCAGTTCCAGCGACTATTTCAGCAGCCGTCGCCGATTCTGAAGCGCCTGGATTGATATCGTTTACGGTAGTTTTCATCGGCATGATTTCCTCCAGATCACCATGAAATTGAAGCGTAAATTGTCGTTGCGCTTCCCGAAGCAAGGTCGAAAGTCGTTGGGGTATTCCCCGCTAATCCATAGACTCTAACCGTGGTTGCGTTTATGAATTCACATCCTGACACGGGTACAGCAGAGCCTCCCGATATGCTCATCGCCCCTCGCAAATCGAGCGTTTCCCCGATATAAATGAGGACTGCGCTCAGGGTTAAGAACATCGATCCAAAGGTATATGAGCCGTGTAGTCGCCCCGCGGGTTTGATGCCTCCATAGAACTTGATCCGCTTCGTGGCCATCGCCACCATGTAGGCGTACTCGAATTCACCGGAGCCTTTCTGATACCCGCACATGATCCTCGGCTTGTGGGTTTCGGCCGTCGCTCCGAAGTTGAGAAGGCCAGAAATCAGGCGAGGAGGATAGCCTACCGTCGCCCCGGAATAGGCCGAGCAGCTCACAGGCACCGCGAGGAGCGTCGTGTCGTAATAGAGCACCGCCCCAGCCATTCTCGTGATGTGGTAGTAGCCGTTGTTTGCAGCGTAGGCCCCAGCAAATCCGCGCAGCTTGAGCATCTCACCAGGGCCGATGTGAGCCTCGTCCCATGCATTCGTGGATCTTGTGATCGTCTTCGCCGAGGCGTCGATGCTCAAGGTCTCGGTATCGAGCGTCGTCTCTACCAGGTTATGGAGGGAATCATCATGCACGAAGGCGTGATAGACCCCATCCCACCATTCAATGAGCTTGGCCCACGTCGATTCAAAACGCGCCGCAGGGTTCGAATCGACGCGCGGGGCATCGTTCGAAATGACGGTATAGTGAGCATTCCCGGACTGCGATTTTCGATTGCTGACCCGCATGATATTGGGGTCCGCATCTTCACGGAAGCGGTGCTCTCCAAGGTAGACAGATCCGTTTCGAGACTGCGGATAGAGCGCGTCGGAGGCGCTGTACGCATAGTATCGATCGACGAGTATTTCTCCCGTCGTGTTGTCGGAATAGGAGATCAGCACGCCGTTGGCGGTGAGCTTGTACTTGAAGCAGCTTTTGCCCACGATGCGGTTCGCGATGACATCGTTGTAGGTGTTCGACCAGCCGTCCGCCTCGAGCTCGTTCTCAAACCAAACGCTGGCGCCGGCGGCTGCCAGAAGATCGTAGAGCGCGGATCCAAGCCAATACAGCGATTGCGCCGAGACCACAAAATTGGCAAGGCCAGTGATAGCGATGCTTCCCGCCAGGCCGTAGTAGGTCCCCGGTTCAACGACGAGCCAGGTGCTGTCGCTATAGCCTACGCCGATCGTTCCGCTGACCGGGCAGATCCTCAAGTACTGGCAGTGATAGGCCGATTGCCAGAACATGGCGTATTGCGATTTCCCCTGGTACTCGACGACATCTCCGGCCTTGAGCGTCACATACGCGATCATCTCTTTCCAGGAGGTCGACTTCGTGGTCAAGGAAGCCACGACCACCCCATTGAGGAGTATGCGGTGATAGGTGTCGAGTATCGTCGATCCCGCTTTTGCCTGGCAGTACAGCATGACGCGGCCAGAGACTTTGGAGGTGATGCTCTTCAGGGTCTTCCAGTCCTGATATCCACTGTCATATTCGGCAGCGTCGTCGCTTTGATACGCCACCTGGTACGAGGATCCCTTCGCCGCAGCCGATGCCGTCTTGCCGCCGAAGGTGCCCGATGCCGCGTAAGATCCTTCAGCTAGCCCTGCGCAATGGGCGATGAGCGAGGAGCCCATCCAGTGGGATCCCGCCGGGGCGATGATGCCAGGGGTCTGCGCCTGCTCGGTATGGATCTCCGGCGCCGCGAGCGCCCCGACGAATTCGCCAATCGCCGCCTTGAGCTTTCCCGAGAAGGTCGCCTCACCGCCCTCCAGGTAGTCGACAATGAGCGAGATGATATGCGCCACCGACATGGACTCCGTGACACCATAGTCTGTTTCTGCGCCATAGAGGTAGTTACCGGCCGAATCCTTGATCTTGACGATCCCGACGATATCACGCAGAGCGGGGCGGATATCGACCGCGTCGACAGTGCGAACCCAGGGGTTCTCCTGGCTCGAATCGTACTTGAAAACGCCGCGGTATTGATCGCCGGCATCTTGCGAAAACCAGAGGATCTTGTGGCCATCCTTGGCGCCGGCGGGAGAGAGCGGGTACTCGAACGGCCCCCAGTAGACCGGGGTGTTTTCGATCGTAGTGGTCTTGACCGATACCCTCGTGTTCTCGGCCACCTGCGCCGACTCGGCCGTGAAGTACTCGCTGCGCACGGTCTGCCACGCAGCCTGTGAGATCTCAATAGGCTCCGACCAGGAGCCTTCCGCGACGATCCCCGGGGACTCGTAAAGGAATACCGCCAGGGCATCGAATGCAGCGTCCAGTCCAGCCGTGTCAACGCCAAGGGCGATCGCGGCCGCGCGCAGCGTCCAATAGCTCCCGGTTGTCGCTCCGTCCCCGTTGATTTGCGCATACCAGGCGAGGATCCCCGGCTTCTCCTGCGGCGTGATCCAGCCGTTCGCCGCGTACTCATCCAGGATATCTGACCAGGAGGTGGACTTCCCGACGCCTAGCGCGCAGAACCCGCGAATCTCAGCATCGGAGAGCGGCCTCAGATAGTTCGTGAATTCGTCAACACACTCCTGGCCATCGGTTCCCATGGCCGCCGCCGGCGTCGCCCCTGCGATGATGTGAACAATTTCCTCATGGGTGCAGGTGATTTCATCAACCAGCTCACTATCGTACCAGATGCTCAATACGCCATCGGCGTGGCGCACAACCATGGCGTGCCATTTGTTGGGGAGCTCGTCCGCTTCGTATCGGTAATGTTTCCCGTTTGTTAGGACGATATCGAAGGCGAATTGAGAGAGCAGCTCCGCATGGGCAGCATTGGCATCGAGAACCGCGAAGAACTTCCCAAAAGTGAAGCCGGAGGAGAGGTCTGGATTGGCGTATTCTTCAAGCCAAGAGGATCCGATCTTAGCGCCCTTCGCAAACCTTCCTTCTGCCGGCGCGAAGCCCACCATCGCGACATCGTTTCCGTTCCCTGAGTTGTCTATCACCTTGGTCGCAAGGGAAGAAATATCATCAAAGCTGAAATGCGAGAGCATCTTGAGCGATGACGGTTTCTCTGTTACCGCGGCCAAGGCCGCCTCTTCGGCTGCAGCCTCAGCTGCAGCTTGCCTCGCCCTCGAGGAGATGAGCTCAGCCACTGATTGGCTCGCGCCCTGACCGGCCCCTCGGCCGGGGGCGATGTCGGGAAGATAGGATCCCTCAATCGTGAGAGATTCCAAGCCCTCGACCTTCAAGGAATATCGCTTCCCTTTCGTCTCCGGATTGTAGGTCCTGGCCGTTATTCGCCCAAGAATATCGACGCCGCGGCCCTCGCGCTTTACGGTTACGATCGCCCCGCCTGTGGATCCTGTGTCGGTTCGGAACGAGGCGACGGGACAGTCGAGCTGCACGAGGAGCGCCTTCGCGATGCCTTCGGCGTCGGCCGGCTGCAGGCAGTTCTCCATCGATACATCTTTTCTCGTGCCGTCTCCAACGATCAGCCGCGGGGCGTCTGCGTCGAGAGTCGCATCGGGGTTGGAGTGGATATAGTCCAGCACTCCGTAAACGCTATAGCCCTCGAAATAGATGTTGTGCTGATCGTTCGTGACATATCCTGCCGGCACGATCTTGAGATTGAGCCCTGAGACTTCCCACGAAGCTTGCACGCAACCCTGTAGCGGATGATCTGCTTCGAGCGCCTGCTCGACGCCGTTCACGACGCGGTAATACGAGATTGTTCCGGCCGAATTGATTCGCACCTTGATCGTGCCGGATTTTCTCCATGATCCTACCCAGCCGACACCTACGACGCACTTATCGGTGAAGGTGAGCTCTGCCCGCAGATTGGCATAGCGCCAGAGGCCCGCTACGAGCCCGGATACATCGGGGTCGGGAAGTGCGATGAGGATGTCTTCTTCGCTCGTTTCGTTCCCAGAGGAATCAAGCTTCTTCTGGATTACGCCGTACCGGGCATCCCACACCCAGCCGTCATTGTCCGTCGTCGAGTAAAGGTGCGGCGGCTGGCCTTCAGCGTCGAGGTTGTACGGCCAGACGAATGCTTTTCGATCGCAGGGGTTGGCGTAGTAGCGCATGTAGATCACATGCTTCACGTCGACGGCCAGGAGTGCGTATTCGGGGATCCTGTTGTACTTTCCGTAGGTGAGCGCGATCGCTGTTTCATCGGGCTCAGAACGGTTAAGGGAGAGATCTCCGATGATGTTTTTTTGTGCGACCGAGTAGTCGATCGTCGAGACAGGCGACGCCACGACAAAGGGCTTTACGACCAGGCTGCCGTCGGCGGCCTCGGTAAGGTAATGCCCACAGCTGCGCAGCGCATCGGCAATCTTATCGAGCAGCTTGTCTCCGTCGCGAAGCAGCGCGATAGGCTTGGCTCTCGTGAGCGCGGGGCCGGCGATGCCTCGGGTCCAGGACATCCTGGAGAGCACCTGGTGCACGTACGATGCCCCGGGCGAAGCGGGGTCGAAGACGACCAGGTCAGATCCGAGATCGACTGCCTCGCCTTCATGGATGGCGGAAAGCCGCGAAAGGCAGCCTTCGCACTCGACTGTGATCTGATCGCCGACGCCATTCCGGCGCAGCTCGAGGCTGCTCAAGGGCCGTACGTAGCCGGTGAAAATCGGATCATCATCTTCAACAATCGAGATCTCGACATCGCGCTCGGAGAGCAGCGCCGCCGGCACCGATGCGAAGAGCATCTTGAACGAAGCGGTATTGATCGTAGGCGCATAATTGTCGCCATATTCCGATTCACGGATCTCGAGCGAGTTCTTCAGCACGAGCCGGCGGCCCAGGTAGTTGGTGAGCTCGTACGATGTGGCGCCTTTCGAGATGGTTACGGTGATCATGCGACCAGCCCCTTCGGGAGAAGGCCTTCATGCTTGAGGCCCTTGAGCGCTTCGATCAAAGCCAGTGCCTGCTCGCGGGAAGACCCTGCAGGGAGATTCACATTAACATCGCCTTGGATCACGACACTGCCCGCGCTGCCCGAGGACAGCCCGAGTTCCTCGAGCTTGCTCCTCCGCAGGGGGATGATCGCCTCGGATTGGCCACGCTCGCCCGCTTTGATGAGCGAGCCGTTCGCCGTACCGGGCAGGATGGCGCCATCGTAGGCGGCAGGATAATTCTGTGCAGCGACGATCGCGGCCTGGGCGATCCCGATTCCGCCAATCAGCGCCGACACCCAGGGAGCCGTAACGGGATTCGACCATGCCTTTGCGATGCCGACGGCCGTTGATCCTGCGATCTCCAGGAGCTTCGCTTTCTTCTCTACTTCGAATTCCTTCCTGGCGATCTGCTTTTCTTTCGCGGCCTTTTCTTTCTCGAGGCGCTCTTCTTCAGCCTTTACCTTCAGCTGATAGGCGATCGAGTCGGCGCCATTCGCCTCGAGGAGAGCAAGCTGCCGAGAGGAGTATTTTTGGTATGCCTCAAGGCGATCGTCGATCGCATCGAGCTCGTCCTCGAGGGCGCTCGTCGTGCTGTCTTTCCAGGCGTCGTAGATGGTCGCCGCGAGGCTTTCTGCAGCAGAGGCAAGAGACTGCAGGCCGGCCTTGTTCTCATCGACGAATTTTGCAATTTGGGCTTTCGACTTATTGGGGATAATGTCGATATTTAGCTTTTTCGAAAGGCCATCCAATACCGTTCCAATCGCCGAAACGCCTTCACCTATATCGCCACCGAGGGAGCTAAATACTTCACCGAGCTTCGTTGCTTTACCTCGTATTTCATCGAGTTCGTCCCCGGTCGGCACCCAGCTCGGAGTACTCTGAGAATCGGCATTGCCGGCATCAATGGCTTCGATCTCGGCTTGGAAGCGAGCCTTCTCTGCAATGACGAAAGCATCTGCACGGCGCTGCTCTTCGATTTCCGTCCCGGTCGGAACATAGTTGGGCGTGCTCTGCGAATCGGCGTTGCCGGCATCGATGGCAGCAAGTTCGGCTTGAAGGCGTTCCCGCTCCGAAAGAACGAAAGCATCAGCACGGCGCTGCTCTTCGATTTCCGTCCCGGTCGGCACATAGTTGGGCGTGCTCTGCGAATCGGCGTTGCCGGCGTCGATGGCTGCAATCTCGCGCTGGAAATCCTCCCCTTTCGTTACGAGGGAATCAAACATCTGGATTTTTTCACGCAAGGCAATCGCTGCAGAATTCTTGTTCGTGACTAATCCATTGGATCCAGAGATGAGTTTCGAGTAGGCATTGATATGCAGATTCAGCAGCTCTTGATTTGATGCTTCTTTCCCCAATGCAGAAGCGCGAGCCTGGACTTCAGCAATATTTTTATCAAGCTCAGTATTTACAAGCTTGATATGCTCCGATGCTTTATCATCATTGCTCAGGATCGTCCCGCTATTATTCCCTTTAGGAGCATTATTCCCGGGGATCTGCTCCGGAATCCCATACAAGGTTTCTTTATAGGTCTCAATATCAGTCTGCAATTGCGCCACTTCGCTACGAAGCGCGCTAACATAGCCTTCATATTTTTTGGTCTCGGATTTTGAAATCCCTAGGTACTGCCCACCATCAGGGATTTTTTTTAGGTTCTCAAGGATCTGAGAATAATTCCCCAGTTCTTTAACCGCCTGGACATATCTTGACTCAGACTTTGGCAGTAGTTCTCTTGCAGCTTTTCTTGCCGTAGCCAACGCGGCTGCTTCAACTTCTCCGGCGAGAGTCTTATTTGCAGCCGCAAGGTTGAGCGTATCCTGAGTAAGCCCTGGGTACTTGTCCTTCAGAATTTGAGCGAGATCGCCCATCCTTTTCTGCTCATCAGCTGAAAGCTTCGTCTTATCATGGAGGGCCTGGTATTCCTTTGCGAGCTTGGCGCTTTCCGCTTGATTTTGCTGGTATGCTCCAATTTTGCCTTTTAGTGCCTGTTCATGATCGCGTTCCGCTTTGTTGATGAGTGCGATGCCTCCAGCGATCGCTGCCCCAGCCGCGATCGCCCAACCCACAGGACTGGAGGCGAGCATCGTGAGTTTTGCGGCCAAAGCAATCTTGTCCAGCTTCTGATAGGCAGCCACCAGCTGCATCACACTCCCGGCTGCTGTAAGTAGCGGCCCGGAGGCGGCAGCGACACCCAGCATGGCCAAGATCGCACGACGGGATCCCTCATCCAGCGCCGAGAACTTTTCAGCTGCGCCGGTAACACCATCGAGAATATCCTTGACGAGCGGGATGAGGCTTTCCATCGCGGATCCGGCGGCGTCTTTAAGCGAGTCGAGCGAGGTAGAGAGCTTGCCCTCCGCGGTCTCGGCAACGCGCTTCATCATGTCGTGATAGAGCCCACCTTCAGCCACAAGACTTTTAAGGGCCTTCTCTACATCACCGAAACCGATTTTGCCGGCCTCGGTCATTTTACGAATTTCTGGAGTACCATTGACCTTCATTTCTTTTGCGAGAGCCCCCAAGATGGGTACTCCTGCACCAATGAGAATATTCATGGTCTCCATGTCAGCACGGCCAGCTGCTGACATCTTTCCGTAAGCCAATGCTATGCTCTGAAGCTGTTCCGAATTACCCTTTGACAGGTCTCCCAGCATGCGCAGTTTGTCCAAGAGGCCCTCGGCGGGTACTTGGAATCCGAGCAGTTTCTGCGCAGCTTCATCGAGTCCCCCGAAGGCAAGCGGCGTCTCCGCGGCGAGCTTTTTAAGGTCTTCGGTGAAGGGAATGCCCTTGCTCATATCGCCTAGGAGGACGCCGTACTTTACGGCGGAGCTTTCCATGGACGCAGCGAACTTCAACCCCGCGGCGCCGGCGGCAAGGATGGGCATCGTGACGCCCACGGTCAGCCCCTGGCCTACCCCTTTGAGCTTCTGGCCTTGCGCTGCGAGCGCGTCAGCCTGGGCATCGTTGATCGCTTTCGTATAGTAGGCATCGATGGAGACTCGCTTCGCCCCGTATCGTTCGGCTTCGGAGATGCTTTCCTGAAATTCACGCTTGAGGTTTTCTACGCGGGAATGGGATTGTTCAAAGGCTTTCTTGGAGAAGTCTCGTTCGAGCTGCTCGCGCTTTACTGCGACATTCTGCGCCTGGTCCCCGACCTTCTTCTCTTGGTCGATTACTTTCTGGAGCCCGGTGGTAGCCTTGTCGAGTTCGGGCTCCAGGATCAGTCTAGCACGTTCCTCGGCAAGCATGATCTATTTCTCCTTGAGCGCTTGATCGGCAGCTTCGATTGCTTCGCGGATCTCCAGGTACGCATCCGGCCAATCAAGCCAGCCAACAGTTCCCCATGGACATCCATAATTTTGTGATAGGCGAACGAAGTTGATCACCGGAATCGCCCAATCCTTGTCAGCGAGGATCGCAGGGATCTCCGCGACAACGATCTCTTTCCCGGCGAGCACAATCGTCCGCCCGTCACGCCTCGCCATCTCCCACCCGCCAGCGGGCTCGAATTCTGCGTCATACCCGCTGGCCAGGAGAGAGAGCACTTCGACTAGTCTTTTTTTTTCTCTATGACCGCGCCCGGTCCCGCGCGGAAGGCGACGACGATCGCCCAGATGATCTCAGCCGCGGCATCTTCCGGCTGGTTGGCGAGATCTTCCCCGGTGGCAACGCCTTCGAGGTTTTCGATCTTCGTCACCTGTCGCCGAAGGACAGCATCGGCGAAATCCTGCAGCGATTTGTGAGTCGCTCGGCTTCTCGTCGCCAGCGGATTCTCTTCGGTCGGCGCGGGGACATCCTCGTAGACCAGCTTCGGGATATCCCCGTTTTCCTTGACCGTCGGCCATTTGATGGTCGCTTTAACCTTCTCGGCATCGGGGAGATCTTTGTTCGCCACGATGTCGAGCACGATCGTACTTTCGGACGGAAACGCCAGTTTCATGCAGCGCTCTCCTTACGCCCTGGCCGTGGCGGTGGGCAGGCGGTGATACGTCGGCTTGCCGACGAACTTCCAGTTGACGCCGAACGTGGTCGTGGATCCGACCGATCCCTTGGCGTTGACGCTCTGCAGCTGGATGATGCCATCCCAGTAATGCTTGGCGTCGACGAAGAGCTGCACCGAGATCTCCACCTCGGGCGTCGCGGCGACTTCGACATCGTTCGCCGGCAGAACGCCGTGATCGATCACCTTGGAGAAGGTCGACACGAAGCCGAGCAGCGGGGCGCTCCCGGTCCTGAAATTGAAATTGGCGGAGCCGGACGACTCGACATCGTCGAGCACGTTGACTTTGTCCGCCTCGCCCATCGGCGTGACGTCGCTGTAGGAGAAAGCGCCATCCAGGCTCCAGTCCTGAACGTAAGCTTCCATCTCCGTGCCGGTGAACGCCGCGAGCCCCATGTGATTCGCCGGGAATTTGAACCTGGCGAAACCCTCTTTACCCTTCTTGACCCCGGTGAGCGCGCCGTTCGCCGCTACCGTTTCGACTGCGTCTGCCATACCCTTTCTCCTTTACGCGAATGCGCTTTCGGGGACGTAAATCACGACGTCCCAAGATTCCTGCCAATTGAACGACCCCGTCTTCTCCGGATCCTTGCTCAAGGTGTCCCCCGGCCTCAGCTTGCCCGTGACCGCCGCATACCAGGTCGAGGTGCCGTCGAGGGCAACATCGAAGCCGCCGTCGTCGTTGTCGAAGAGCGCGGCCACTTTGCCCGATGGCGTCTGCATCAACTTCCGCATGGCCTTGTTCCCCGAACCGGAGGCGTTGAGGAAAAGGACACAGTTCATCGATCGATACCAAATGAGCTTGATTCCGTCATCGGATACCCTTGAAACTCGCTTTGCCGGCGGATTGTTCCTCACGGTGATCAGAGGATCCCCGGAGAGTTCCGCCGCGGGCTCGAGCTCTGTTCGTACGCTTACCTTGCTGCCGATGGCCGCGACGACCTTGTCGAGCACGTCTTGATTCGTCATCTAGTCCTCCATCCTTGCCGCGAAGCCGAGGAGATATCGCGACAGCATCGCAAGCGACTCTTCGGGCAGCCTGAGAAAATACCGTGCGGGGATGACCACCTCCGTCTTCAGGACGAAGAGGATCTCCGGCTCCGTTCCTTCCTTGGCCTTCGGGGCGAGGTACAAGACCGCGCCAGATTGACCGCCTTTCGATTGCCTGAAAAACACCGTATAACCGGCATTCTTCATGCCTTCGATGCAGGCTCTTGCGGTAAGGCCGTAGACGCCCATAAGGGCCTTCGTCGCGCGCCCCGCAGGGATCGCCAAGAACTTGGTGCTGACGGGCTTCAAAGTCCCGCCGTCATGGATCACGTTCGAACCGGGGCGGTTTGTGCCGGTGATGACCGTGCTGCCTTCGACCCTGTAGTCGATCGAGGCGACGAGGTGCCCTTCATCCATGAGCGGTTTGGCGCCTGAGCCCTTTATCGCGCGCGTCAGCGGGGCGTTCGGCGTCCAGTCTCCGTCGCGGATATTTTTCTGTACGAGCGACACCGATCGGGCGCCAAGCCCTGAAAGCATCCTCGGATCCTGCAGCCGTTCTGATACTGCAGTGAGGTAGCCGTTCGAAACGATTCCTGACTTCATTCCGGGAACCTCTTTCGCTTGGCGATCGCGACTACGCCGATCGAGACGCCCGGCTTGTCGCTCGATTCGGCTGGCTTGAAGTCGGATCCGAACAGGGCGGCAGCCATCTCTTCTATGGAGATGCGGCGCTCTGCGGCGCGCCCCGCCTGGCCGGTCGACAGCATGAGCTCGTACACGGCGCGGGATACGATGATCTCCTGGAGCGCTGCAGTATCTTTCGGTATGAAGTCTTCAAGGATGTGCCTGGTGTTTCTCAGCTTCGCCAGGATCCACCAGGCCGCCTTGGAGAGCGCCCTTTCCGCGGCGGCAGCGTCTTCGGTTCCAAGATCTTCCTGTTCGAACGCGGAGAGCGCTGCCGTCACCGATGCATAGGTCAGTTCGAGCGCGTCGAGCACCATGGAGGCGGAGGTATACTGCGTGGTCCGTGCGGCCGGAGCCTTGGGGAATAGCAGATCGTCGAATTCCGTCATCTCGGTCATGGTGCTCTCCTGCCTATCTCGTCATTGCTGCTTGAACGTTTCGATGTACGTGGTTAGCCCGCCTGGGCTGGCTGCATGCCCTGGCTCTTCTCCGCCGGCGCGGCGGCCGCCGCCGGAGCTCCTTCACCAGGTCTCAGGGCACTGCAGCACTCTTCGAGCTGTCCGTTGATCGTCACGCAGTTTTCGCAATAGCCCTTGATGGCTTTCGTTACCTTCTTGAATTCCAGGAGTGCGAAGTAGGCGATGATGGCGATGAACGTCAGCCAGAGCAGGTTCATACGCATCGCATTTTTCTGGACAGAGACAGCGGCTTCGGCTGCAGCCTCGATCTTCGGACTGGAGACCGCGATCGCGACGGGCACGGCGACGGGAAGACCGGCGCCGATGGCGACCTCCTGGGGCTGCGCCACCGGCTGGGCGAAGATAGGAATAGCGACGACCGCCAAGGCGATCGCGCACAGGAAGCAGATGATCAGTTTCTTCTTCATGGTAAAGCTCCTTTTGGTTTGCTTTCGAAAAGCGAGGCGCCGATCATGGCGCCCCGCTCTCTTGCCTTGATGAACTTGCGTCCGACTCACGATCAGGTGAGAACCTGGGCCTTGACGATGCCGTTGACGTTGACGACGGGCAGAGGTTTGGACTCGCCGATGATCTTGACGCCTGCAGGATCCTTCATCTGGTCGAAGGTCGCGAAGTAGGGCATGGCCTGAAGTCCGGCGTCGAGGGAATCGAGGGCGGCGTAGATGAGCTTGTGGCCCGCTTGGCGATCGATGGCCAGGATGTTCTTGGCGGGGATGACCGGCACCTTCGCCTTGGTCTTGAGGTTTTTGTAGGTGTAGTTCATGAGGTTGATCTTGATGCCGCCGCCGATGGAGATACCGTCGGACATGGCCATGGCGACTGAGGCGTTCGACTGGGCGCCGACCAGGTCGCAGAGGACGGAGAACACGTCGAAGCCGCAACCGTAGATCACGTCGTTGCCATCGGATTTCTCCTTGAGCGCTTCGACGATGGCCTCGAGTCCTTTCACGACGTCCGAGATCTTAGCGCCCTCGGCATCGAACTTCTTGGTGACGCCGCTCGACGCATCCCCGATGGATCCGTAGGCGACGGTGTACGTGCCCAGCCCTCCTCCGGCGAGGGAGAGAGGATAGGAGATGGTGCCGGTAAGCGCCTGGATGCAGAGCGCCTCGGCCGTGGTCCGGCAGGCCCGGCGCAGACGGTCGTGCCGGCTGTCGAGGACCTGCTGCTGACGCTGCGCGAACATGTTGACCATGTCGTTCAGGGTGGACTGGGGGATGAAGGTGCTCGGCTTGACCGGCTGGGGCTCGATGATGCTGACGGAGAGGCTGGGGCCGGTGACCGGGTAGCTCTGCGCTTCGCGCCTCACGAGCGGGACGTTCTCCTGCGGCAACCCCAGATCCTCCACGCCGACGTAGGGGAAGGGGTGATTGATGCGGTCCGTGAAGATGAGGTCCATCACGGGCGTCTTGAGGTCGGGCAGCCTCGTCAGAGTGGCGGCGATGGCTTCCGGCGTGAAGAAAGATTTCAGATCCATGGAATTCTCCTTGTAGGGCCTTTCAGGCCGCTATATGGCGAAGATCGAGATCGCCTTCAGGGCAGCGATCGCATCCGCATTGGCAGCCACGCCCTTCACCGTGAGGAACTCGGCTTTCACGGTGCCGTGCACGAGGAGCACGCAGTCCGGGCTCGTCTCCGAGGTGTCCGCATCCTTGGCGAGGACTCCATGCACCTTTTTGGCGGGATTGGTGCCGCCCTCCGGGTCAACGGCCGTCGGGTCGTACTGGATTGCCTTTCCGTTCGCATCCAGTGCGATGAGCTCGCCCTCGGGATAGATGTCGTCCCCAGCCGCGAGTTCCCGCGTCTCGACGATGGGGGGATGGTTGTCGGCCACGACCTTGCCCGGCACGAAACCGATGGTTGCTCTTACTCCGTTCATCATTTCCTCCTATCAGACTTTGTTTTTGAGCTTGTCTTGGTCGAATGCGGCGGGACTTGGTCCATCACCGAGATCCATTCTTCCCTCGCGCACCGGGGCGGGGATGGCTTCGATCACCCGCTTCAGCACATCGAGCGGACCGACCTTCTCCTTCTTGCCTTCGGCGTCCGAAAGCTCGATGACCTCGGACCCCGAAAGGATGTCGGCCAGCGACAGGACAAGGTCCTGCTTGTCCTTCAGGATCTTCCCGTTCATCGCCTGCGTCAGCGATGTTTTCGCCGTGGCGATGTTTTTCGCCTTGGAGTCGGCCAGGTCTTTCTTTAGCTGGTCGTTCTCCTCCTTCAGCTTCGCGTCTTCCACGCTCTCCTCCTTGCCGCCTTTGGCGGTGACTTCGTCCGAGAACTGCTGCAGCTGCTGCATGAGGGTCTCGGGGATCTTGGCGCCCGAGGCGACCATCTCCATGCACCATGCCGTCAGCTCTCCCAGCGCCTTTAGGACATCCTCAAGCACCCAGCCTGAGCGGCCCTTGTCAGCGATGCGACGAATCGCCTCGGTGATCTGGTCCGTGTTCGGGGCGTCGGCTGCTTCCTTCTTCCCGGAATAGGAGACGACCTCGTCGTCGCCGAATCCGAGAATGAGGTTGTCGCCGAAAATCTTGAGGTCGCGGATCTTGGGGGGGATGGCGCCGAGGAAGGCCAGGTGATGGAGATACTTCTTGCCGTCTTTCTTCCTGGTCTGGATGCCGACCGAAATATCGTCGTAGAATTTTTCGTCCACGGCATCCGCGAGCTCGTCGTGCATTTCAACATCACCGACGAGGCTCTCGCCATCCTCCTGGAGGGCAACGCTTTTCACGTTGCCAAGCTTGGGCATCCAGTCGGCTAGCTTGTGACCAAGAGAGACGGGGCACTTGCCATCGAAAGTCTCTTGGCAATCAGCCAGGTCGGCTTTCGTAATGACGGTCCCGTCAGGCCCGAACATCCCCGTGTGCACCAGTTCTCGTTTCACTGTCTTCATGATGAGGTAAGCATCTCATGCGGCGGGATACGATGCTGGAAAGTGGCGGATTCCGAAAAGAATAAAAAAGGGCCCAGGACGGGCCCTTTAAGGGAATTGGTAGAATTTCACCTACCTATGGACGCAAACCGAATTTAAACGGTTTTTAAACGGCATAGCGAAGAAATCGAAGGCGTCACGATCCTGCACGGCGCCCCGGCTGCTCTAAAAATGAAGCTTTCTTTTCTTTTTCGTCTTGCTCGGGGATGAACTCAGGGAAGAGGGGCGGGATCTCTTCCCGCTCGAATTGCTTGTCGAGATCCGCCTCGATTTCCGCATTGAGCTTTTTTAGGTCTTCTTCTTTCATCGCGCCCTCCTTTTCATTATCAGCTCGCCTAGGGATTTTGCAAGGTCTCTCGGTTCGGAAGAGTTCATGTATTCAGACCAAGCTTCTGCTACGAATTCGCGGGGGCTTCCGGCACCATACCGCGAAAGGCCGCTTGCCGCTTTTTCGTAGGTAAGATCCTTCACCAGGTCCTTGAATTCAGGGCTCTCCGATACCTTATAAATATCATCAAGAAGATGCCCCATTTCATGGTCGATCACCGATCCAGGATTCGGGAGCATTTTCGGAGACCATCCCGCCTCGATATCCCGCTTAACCACATTTTTCAAGATGTCCAGATTCTTCACCTTCTCATTGATGGTGATGCCGTTTGTCTTCCATCCTGCAGTGCTATGCATATACTCGGCGACGGTTCGAGGAGAAGCCTTGAACTTCGCGACATACTTTTTTGCTTGGCTATCAGCATACTTTCGTGCGGTTTCCTCAGATATGCCGGCATTGATATAGTGCTTATAATAATCATCTGATACGGCTTTTTGAATTTGCCGGTTTCTCCCCTGGATCGTGCCAACGAATTCGAGCTTTTCCCTTACCTCCGGGTATTTCTCCACGTTGTCATTGAGCCGCTCGACAATCGTCTGCACAAGATCGACATCGCAGCCCTTGAACGAGCACTCGTCCGCGAGCCTTCCCTTCACCCACTTCTCGGCCTGGCGCACCGTGGCGAAGGTTGGAACTTTCTTCAGGCTCTCCGTTTCGGCCACCTGCTCAACCGGCTGCAGCGCGATGCCGTCAAGCGGAAGCCCTAGGCTTTTCGCATACGCTTCGATCGTATCGAGGAGGCCGTATTCCTGCGCGCGCTCCTTCATGGACGGCGTCATCTTCCAGAAGCTTTCTGAATCGAGGGGATTCTCCCCGAAGCTCGACGAGGTCTCCGGAAGCGCTGCTCCTTCAAGATCGGTGGCGCCCCAGGAAGGATCAGCCTCGCGCAGCGCTTGCACCTCTTCAGGATAAAGCCCCCGCGTCGTCGAACGGCAACGGAAATGCAGGGGCGGCCAATGCGTCTTCCAGAAAGGATGCGTTGCCGGCAGCACGATGGCGGGATGCGTCAGGGCATAGCAGATCTCGGACTGCCGGCCGTCGTCGATCCCTACGAACTCCAGGTATTCAGGGCTCTCCCGCATGTACTCGGCCGCCCGGCCCGTGTTGTAGGCAGTCTGAATATTCGTGCGATAGACATTCTCCCAATAGAACGGGGCAGCATTGCTTAGGCCCGCGGCCTCAAAGGCGCGCGTGTCTTTCCAGAATTCAGCCTTCGACTTTCCTTCCTCGATCGCGGAGCTGACCATCCCCTTGGCCTTCTCGATCGCGTCAGGCGTGGAGAGCGCTGCGACCGTGAACGCGCGGAAACGCAGCTTAGGTTCCAGCTCCGACCATTCCTTTTTCGTCATGGGGATCCTGGTCTTCATGTACTTGGCGGCTTCGTCGAACGAAATCGCGGGAACAGGATCGTCATCGGCGAGGGAAAGCTTCCCCTCGGGCGAAGCGTGGTACATGCCCAAGAGGTAGGAGATAATCAGGCAGCGCTCGGTGTCGCTGACGAGATCCGCATTGATTCCAGGAAGCGAGACATCGAGAGCCCCGTCGACTTCGGGGCCTCCCGCTGCGTCGACCGAAGCCATCCAGGAGGAGACCTGTGCATGCAGGAGCGGGATAATCCTCTCGGATGCCGCCGCCGCGGCGCCATCAAGATCCTCGGCCTTGCGGAGCTCGTCTTCTAGGGCTCCCGATTCAGGATCCTGATCCGCAAAGTCTTTTTTTTTTCATCGTCTGAAAAAGTAACGGGCGATCCCGCCACCTTTACGAAACGATCCTCCGGGCGCTCAGGCTTGGGCAGGCCGTAGCGATCGTAGAGGGCGCTTTCCGATACCGGGATCCCTAGCTCTATCGCACTCTTAACGGTATCCCAGGACGCATACTCGGCGAGATCGAAGGCGACGGTCGGGACGGCCTCGTCCGGACCAAAATTCAGCTCAACGATCCAGTCAACGATCTGCTGCAGAACCTCCTCAAGATCTCGGCATACCTCTTTCGTCGCCGCGAGGAACGTATCCTCATGCACCTCAGCCTGCGCCCTTGTCCCATTCTCCGCTTCCTGCACCGCGAGGCTCTGGTAGACGATGGCATAGGCGAACTGCGTATCGCACCAATCGGTGAGCGCCTTGAACTCGGAGAGCTTGCCATCGGCCGAAATAATCTGCGCCGACTTCACGTTGGCCAGTGCCGCCCCGGATCCGGACGAGACTCCGTTGAGCATGGCAGCCAGGCCTTCAGCGCGCGCCCTGATCGTGGCTTCGTCGCCAGTCGCTTCGAAGAGGGCGAGGATTGAAGGAACTGCGAATTTCTCGGTGGCCATGAGCCAGAACTCAAGCCCGGCCTTCTTGAATTTCCAGGCCCAGTAGCATGCCTTCAAGACCGAGGTGCCGTAGGGATTCTCGGGATCCTTGTCGTGGCGCCAGACAAGCCACTTGTACGCCTGGTCATAGAGATCGACCATCGTTCCGCTGCTCGATCGATGCTTGAGCCGGCCCTCGGCGTCGAAGCCGAACCGCTCGGGCTTGCGCTGCACGACATCGTCGGGGCGCCACCATCCATCATCGTTTTTCCAGACGAGCTCAACAGCGGAATAGCCGTAATCCATCGCGGTGAGGAGCCGCTTCGCGGCCTTGTAGAGCAGCGAGCTTCCGAGCGCCTCAGCCACCTTCTTGGCGACCGCCTCTCGTGCCGCTCCGTTTTCGACGCGAATCGAGTAGTTGAGCACCGCGGACTTCGCCACCTTGAGGAGGCTCTTGATCCTCGCGTCGATCTTCATCTCGCGGTAGATCGAGATTGCTTCACCGGCATCGCGGAGCACCTCATCCGGGTTCGGCATGTAGCCCATGAAGCGCGTCATGAAATCGTCGACCTTGATCACCCTGGCCGTGAGCAGCGAGGCGTCGGCGGTTTTCGGCAGTTCTTTTTTACTCATCGTCTAAACCTCTCCAGCATCGAGTTGAGTTTCTGCCCGACCTTCGTCGTGCAGGAGGCGATCGCCTGAATTCCTTGGCCGCGCTTTCCTTCCTGGGCTTCCTTGAAGGCATACCAGAGCGCATCGGCCTCGTCGTCGTAGGCGCTTTTCGGCCCGTCGGGGGTGAACATCGAGAGCTGCTCTTTGAGCTCCTTCTGGTCGGCGCGGAAGCGGATGAATCCCGCCTCGATGAGAGGCGCCATCTCCTTGACGCGCTGCACCTTCGAGAGCCCGCCCGTCTTCCTACCGTTGATCGGAAGCCATACATGGAGCGCGGCCGCTTTCTCCATGAGGTTGTTCTTATAGATCCCCTGGAACGCCACATCCTCGAAGCCGATGGAATTGTGCTTATAGATCTGGAAGGTAGCGATGATCTTCTCAAGGAAGCCCGCCTCAGCGAGGCGCTCCCCCCAGGAGTCGAGCACATAGAGAATCCCGTCATCGGCATCGCCCAACGTGTCAAAGGCGCACTTGTCGTGCGCTCCGGTGGCAGGATCTATGCCGCCGTACTTGCGCATGGTCGCGATGGCGATGTCTCCCATATCGTAGTCGTGGAACTTCTTGATGATCGCGTCCTCGCTGGACAGCGGCTCGTTCATGTACTCCGTCGACCAGGCAGCCGATCCGACTTCGTCTTCTTTCTTCCGGAGCTTTTCCTCAGTCCAGTATCCTGGCCAGAGCGATACGCCGGCGGGAGTCCTCGCCGCGAAACGGAGCCCTACCCAGCCCTTGAGCTGCCCCGCGGTAAGCTCCTTTAGGAGCCTGCAGACGATGTCATCCTCATGGAAAATCGTGTTGATGAGGATCGGGAAGATGTCCTTGCCGAGAGGCAGTACGACCCGCTTGAACCAGCGGTATCGCTTGTCGCGCTGCACCTTCGAGGCGGCGCTCTCATCGGTCATGATGTCGTCGCAGATCGCCACATCGGGGCGGTTCGGCCCGTTCTTGATGCCTCGCGTGGAAGCGCCGGCGCCGCGGGCGCAGATGGCTGTGCCGTTCGCAAGCGTGATCTTGTCGGCCTTCCAGATCTTCCCCTTCATATCTCCGAAGTCTTCGAAAAGCCGCTCGTTCTGGCCGATCTCGTCCTTGATCGATTCGAGATTCTCTTGAGCTTGGCGCTGGGAGGCGGCAAAAAGAATGGGGAAGTTCTTCTTCTTGTAGAAGACGACCCAGATGGGGAAGGCAAGGGAGAATCGCGTTGACTTCGAAAACCCGCGGGGCTCCACGTCGATGATGCCGGCGATGTGATCCGTCGCCTGCATGTACTCGTGGTATTTGCTCTTGATGAGCGGCTTAAGGCTATCGACCTGATCGCTGCTCATCTTCCCCGAGGAAACGATATCCATGAGGATCCGATGATAGGGCGCTGGCTCTGAGCCGAAGTAGTGAGGAAAATAGGTCTGGCAGAAGCGGAAGAAATCATGCTCGCAGGAATCACGGCGCGCTTTACGGATAGCGCTTTCTTTGAGTTCTTCCGAGTTGCCCACCAGCTCAGAGACAATTGACGGTTCCATTACGCCTCCGGGGAAAGGCTGGACACAAGAGCGACAAGCCGCGCCGCAAGGTCGGGATCAGCGGCAAGATCTCGCTTCAGCTTTGCTATGACATCCTTCTTCGCCGCCTCGTAGCCATTCTGGAACTTGAGCCGCACGGATCCCAGCTTCGCCTGGGCGTTGGCCAGGCGCCCCGCGGCGAGGATAGCATCCCCCGGATCCATGTTGAGCTCGTCCATTTCCTGGGAATCACGAAGGAGCAGCCCGGCGAATCTCGTTACCACCGCCTCTGTCAGATCCGTGTTCGGGTTGTCGCGGACCGCATCGATCATAACGCGCGCTTCCTCGATGCTTTTCCGCATGTCCGCTGCAAGCTCTTTCGAGTCCTTGATCGAACGCCTCACCGCCTCTCGCGAGATCTCGTATCCTTCAACCTGCAGCTGATCGGCGATCTCGCGCATGGTCAGTTTATCGCGCGTGTAGAGCTCGAGGATTCTATCGGTGAGATCGAGAAGATCGGCTTTCGAGCGGCGGCCCATCAGGATCCCTCCTTGGGTGACACCGTGACCGCCGGGTCCTGCGAAGTGCCGTCCATGAGATCGATGCCGGAAGGGGTTGCCTTATAGATGCGGTCCATCTTCTGCTTCTCGTAAAGATGGGGAACTTCCTTCATCGAAACGTAGCCCTTGTCGGTGATGTAGTTGAGCGCATCCTGGATATCTCCGTACTGGTAGTACTGGTAGAACACGCCAACGATCGTTCGCTCATCGGCGCCGTCGGGGTAGATGTGCTCGAGGAACTCCAGGATTTTCCCGCGCAGAATGTTTGATTTCATTTTTCACTTTTCTCCTTGAAGAGGCTGACGATCAAATTGCGAAGTTCAGCAAGTTCCGTTCTCCATCCTGAAAAATCTCGGTAGTGCTCGTCTCTCGGGAGATAGTCTCGCTCGATCCCGGCAACCTTCGCTCCGAGGTCATCCACTCGCTTGTTCGTGGCCGAATAACGCTCTTCGAAGTCCTTTTTCATGTCGTTTATAAGGCCTTGAAGAAACGCTTGAAGCGTTGCCGTTCTCTTCTTGTCGTCTTCCGATTTGGACTCGACTTTTTTCCATAAGAGGCCGAATGCGAAGGTCAGTACCAGCAGGATGGGAGCTGTGCCGTATTCGGACAATTTCAGGAAGAACGCTTCGATGCTCATGACGCCCTCACTTCGCCAAGAATCCGGCGTACGTAATGACGCCGGCGAAAACGCCGAGAGCAAATGACCCGGCTGAAGATCCAAGTACAGCGCCCCATCCCGGGGCGGCGGCCGCGGACTTCATGTCCATGGCCAGCTTTTTCCAATACGCTTCGTCCGGGTACGCCGCGAGCAGCCCCGCTTTGTAGCCTTCCGAATAGGCGTCCTTTATCTTGTCGGCACCGGTCAGCCAGACGGCATCAAGGAGTTCCTTGACCACTTCTCCTGGATAGGATTTTCCTGATTCGATCTGCTGCGTCAGCGGTGAACTCGTCAACGTGGGCGTCTCTTGCGCCCCGCAGAGCTTCGGCGTGAGGGCTATCATCAATAAGATCGCCGCTAGGGGTTTCGAGTATTTCACGGTATGCCTCCTCTTTCGCCTTTTCGGCGGCGATGCTGGACGCCTGGATTTGCTTCTCCGTTCTCGATGCCGAGCATTGTACGATTGCAATCGTCGTGCTCACGGCTAAGCCTAAAAAAAGCACGGCGCCGACGACGATGGCCCAGGAAGGCAGCTTCTTAGCCATGGGGCACCTCCTTCTCTTCGCCGGAAAGCTCCCCAGGGTCGGAAGCGGCGATGCGGGGCGCCGCTATGTATGCGGAGGATCTCCCCTCGAAGAAGGTTTTCACCCAAAGCGAAGCATCGACAGGAACGAAGATCACCGCGACGAATGCGGCGATCTTGATGGCGTCGTCGACGTTGAGGGCTGGGGCGAAACCGGCAACCTTTGCCCCGTAGCTCGCGATCACGATGGCCGCGGCGACGAGTTTCGCCCCGAGCGTCAGCTGCTTCCCCTTCAATCCTTCGGACATTAAAAGACTCCCGTCGGGCTAATGATATGCGCCCATTTCCGCTGCACGCTGACGGGCTTCGTCATCGCCATGAGTTCGTCGATCGATACACCCACATTGAAGCCGGAGCAGCCTGGCTCGTAGGCCGATGCCCAGTCGCCCCAACTGTCGAGGAGGTACACCCTGCGCACGCTCGTGAGATCGAGGTCGCCGGGGCCGTTGATTTTTTCGGGGCGCTGCGTACTGGAGAATCCAGAGACCGTCACGAGGTGTCCGCCCCTAGTCATGGTGGTGGAGATGACGGAGGCACACTTGAATTTGAAAACACGGTAGAGGATCTCGTTCATGCTGATGCTCGAGGCGAAGGTGGTCACTTTCTTCTTCATGAACTTTTCGTTCGTCGCCCAGGAAAGGATGGCATGAACCTCGCGGGGCGGCATGGCTGCCATCTGGGGATAGTCGCGGGCCAGCTTCTCGTGAGCCTCGGGGCTGTCGAGGATCTGTGCGAGAGCATCCTCGGGCTGGCCTTCGCAGGAAGGAAGCTGGATTCCTGACGCAAGCAGAGCGTTCACCATTGAGGTGACGTTGCACGTGTTGGCCGGATCGATTACATTATTGCGCTGGGTGTGAAAATCATCTCGCGAAGCAATCGATACAAGCATCCTGGCCTCCTTGTAGAATCCTACAACGCGCGAGGATGCAATGCTGGAATGTAGCGGAGAGACAATGAGCATAGAGAAAGAAGCGGAGCCGAAAGACGGGAAGGTGATTATCCTAACGGGTGACCAGGTGCGTCAGCTGGAGACATTCGCGCTCGCCATGGATTCAATGGCGAGCGCGCTTAACAATATGGCTGAGGCTATTCGAGAAATTACAGGTCGATAGTCTTTATTTATTTACGGCCTTTAACGCATCTTCTTCAGAAAGCTCGTCAAAATCCAAGAGCTCGGCGAATAGTTGCTCTTCTCCATGCATGTGCCGGACTACCGTCATGTGTATAGGTTCTCCACGTCCATTTTTAACTGCATCTTTTAACCACTGGTAATCTTTATCATCAACTTTTTCCGCGAGCACATTAATATTTTTTATTTCTTTCCCAGAGGGGATATGGATCGCATCGATCATTGTAGCCATTCCCGAGACATCAATGCGCTGTATTTTGAACATTCCAATTACCGGAATATTTTCATCCTCTTTCTTCTCACGATGCCCGGCGGTAAATTCATGCAATTCTTCTTTCGAGATTGACGCCCCGTTCACGACAAGCTCAGAAAAAGGCTGCCGAGATAGATGCTTGAGAATATCCTTTTGAGTTTCAAGTACTCCCACCATAACATCCGTCACCATTTTATTCGTCCCTTCTTGTTCCTTTGAACGAGCCTCAAGTTCCTTTATTTTTACATCGAGTCCTTTTTGTTCAACATCACTCTTCATTTTCTTTTCTGAGTATTTAAACCACCGCTTGCCAATGCCATAAAGAAGAAGGCCGCCGGCAAGAACAGAAATGGCAATAATTTGCTGACTTCCTGTCATTTTCTGCATTACCTCCAGGGCTTTACCTACTAAAATTTCAATTTCTGTCGAGCCCTTGTTAACGGCAACAACAAACTCAAGAGAGCTTTTTTCTTCGTTGGTCAGGTGAGCGCCGGGCTCTTTTCTTAATGCATAAATTCTATAGAGCTCATCCTGGAAAAGGATGAGCGCCCGCATCACTGATGATGATATTGTGGCATCATATCCTTCACCCTTCAAGGTTATTTTTACATTGCCGGGATTAAAATCGGGGGATATTGTAATTCCCTCAAGTAAATTAGGATCATCAATTAAGCCTTCTGCCAGTTCTAAGAGATCATCGATTGAATTGATTTCCAATTTATTACCTCCAGTTTTTCAGATAATTTTATAATCCAGCTAGCTCGTCTCTCTTTTTTTGCAGCGTAATTACACCGTCAGAGTAATCGATAGAGGTATAAGGTGAACCTTCGATAATTCCTAAAAATCCGTTTTCACCATGTTCCCATTTGTAAACAAATACTATGTCTTCATTTTTCCCTGTTGGCAGGCCATATTTCTCTGATAATAAATCCGCTATTTCCTTGGCGTGAATATAGGTTTGAACGAGTATGCTCACTTTATAGAACTTATCTTTATATGTGGATAAGGTAATTATCCCATCACCACCGGCTATTTCCCCTTGAAAAATTATTCTTGCATCATCAAGGCTAAAGTAATCGGTGAACCCTCTCGAAACCATTTCAGCAATAAGCTTTTCTTGCGAAATTCCCCAGTCTATTCCTAAAAACTTTATTGGCTCTTGGGAGTAGACAAGAGAAACACAAAGAAGCATTGCTGCGAGAATGAGTGCCTTTCTCATACTCGTCTACTTTTTTACTAAATCTCTAGAAATCCAGCCACTATAGCCTTTATATTTCCCGTCAAGAATTCTTACCTCAACAGATAAGAAGGCACTATCGATGACTTTCCCCCTGGTGCCCTCAGCAACAACAAAAGCTTCACCTGCATATATCATCTGCAGTATTCCTGTTTCATCACGAGCAACTGATAAGCGCACAAGCTTTTCATAGCTGCTTTTTGAAGTCCCGAGAAAAATGTTCGGTAGAATTACCGTGTCCCCTAATTTCTGCGGGAATAAAGCCATCACTAAAACCAGTGCGAACGCAAACACGAACATTCTTTTTTTCATCTTTTTATCCTCCTAAAAATCAATTTTAGTATGGATGTTTATGGAACCAGGCGAAGACTCTCCCGTGGATAATAAGCTGCCCCGATGAGGCTACCTCGGCCGAGATCACCTCGGGCTCGGGGTAACGCTTCTTGTTCTCCGACGCGATGATGATCTTCCGATCGGAAAGACGATACTGGAGCCGCTTCACCCTCATCTCACCAAACATCGAGATGACGAAAACGCCATCCCCCTGAATATCGACGCGGTCAAAGACACACCAGTCCCCATTGAAAAGTGAAATATCCGACATGGAATCGCCAACGACTTGGACGATCCCGCAGGACTCGGGGCGGTGAAGCCCAAATAGATCATAAACGATGGGCACGAGCCCTTCGGTCTCAGCGAGCTGCGTGGGCTCCTGGCCTGGCCCAGCCGCGGCGCGTTGCCCGAAGACAGGGATGAAGGCGACGGCCTCTGGATCGACGGTAGAGATCTGCGTCGATACCGGCTCGCCTTTGCCTCTCTTGTACTTGTACAGTTCTAGGTTCCGGGGCTGCCGAAGATGCCGGGGGCTGAGCACTTGGAACCCTTTGCGCCCCTGCAAAGAGTAGGGGACTACGGGGCTTTTAGCCTCACTGGCAGAGGGCTGTTCGGGTTCAAAAACCGCACCGTGCGGTTTTTGTTCGGTTTCTTCCTTTTCATGAGGCAAATCCGACACTGTGTCGCTTTTGAAATCGGAAACAGTTTCCGTTTTCAAATTGGACACTGTGTCCAATTTGATGAACATTTCACCATGGCCTGTTAAAAACCAATCAATATTTACGGAAAACTGCGCTTTTAATTGGGCAAGGATGGCGATCGATACAGCCTTTCCATCCTCCCACCCAACCAATGTCGATCTTGGAACACCAAGCGCACGAGAAAACTCTGCAATATTTAACCCTAAAGCGTTACGTAATTCACGCAATCGGGACGAAAGTACCGAATTATCCCCGGTTTCCTTCATAAAAATAACCCTTTATCGTCATTTGGCGCTTGACACGTAACCCAATCGGGACGATACTCTAAATATCGACGGCTAAATTGTTAGCCTTAACAACAAAAAAGAAGAGCGGCCGCCGGGGCCAACCAAACGACCGCTCTTCACTCCGCCCTCGCGGGCAAAGGAGACGTTTTGAGTATGCGTCAGAATGCGAAGATCTGCAAGAGAAAGGTTCACATCATTCCTGATTCCGAACAGGGCGCTTTCATTCTTTATCAGATGAAGCGGCGCAGGATAACCATGGCCGGCATCGCGGATATCTGCCATGTTTCCGTTCCCTCGGTCCATACCGTGGTTTGGGGAAAGCGAACTTCCGCCAGGATCCAGAAGCAAATCGCCACGAGTTTGGGATACTCTTCCTGGCTCGAGCTCCTCGCTGTCGGAAAGGCGGTGGCCGCATGAAAAGCTTCCTTCACATTTTCAAGTATGTCCGCGACCTCGAGCAGCGGCTCAAGAAAGCACGGCGATGCATCTATGCGATGAAGACCTTGGTTGATGTCTCGAAGCTTTCGACGCTGCAGGATCTTGTCTTGTACGAGGCTGCATTCAATGTTCCCGAGGCGATCGAGCTTTGGGAAGGCGTCGAGGCCCAGTATTGGGCGCAGCGGGAGAAAAGAAACTCCCTTTCCGGGGGGCAATCATGAACCGCAACCCTCTGCCCAAAACACTATCGATTCCAGAATTTCCGTCCCGCGACATCGAGCGCGTCAACGTAATCATTCTCTACATGATCGAGCGGACGGGGCTTCTCGGAATAGCGCTGAATTTCAAGGATGCCATCCCCGAGGACGCCCCGGAAACGATCAAGAAAAGCCTTGAAGACTACAGCGTCAAATTCCAGTCGTTCTCTCGCCCAAATAGTAATGAGATAACGCTGGAGCTGCTCTTCCCGAGGGAGGTCTTTCGGCTTGAGCTCAAGTACCAGATCTTCATATCTGCCTGTTCCGCGGTCTCGTTCATCGTCAACGATGCGGAGCCAAGCTTTTTCAAGGCCAGAAAGTTCATGGGCGACTTCGGGATCCTGCAGCACTTCCAATCCGGAGGGAACTAGTATGGCTATAGGAAAGAAGCTTCACTCACCGTGTCCATTCTGCGGCGGATCGCTCCAAGCGAGCCTTCATCTTTACAAAGCCAAGAAATTCCTTCCGCACCTGGAAGCAGAGTGTACTGTGTGCCGCGTACGCATCGCGTGGCCGGGGCGCCGTGGCTCTACGCCTTCCGACCTCATTGCCCTGGCAGATCAGCGCGTCCCCTGCATGTCCGCATGCGGTAATGACGCCATGAGCACGGTCAGGCGCTGGCGTGGTCAGCCTCAGCACGTGGGAGGCCAGGCATGAAAAAGTTCCTGCGCCTTTTTTCTTACGTACGAACGCTCGAGGCTGACAATGCCTCTCTGACGAATGTCACCAAGAGCATGACACGCCACATCACGGCCCTCGAAGGCGTGAAGGACCATCTCGAAGAGCAGATTAAGGCCGTCACGAAAGAGCGCGATGATCTCTATGCTCACCTGAACGGGAGAGCCCCATGAAGACATTGAGCACAGTATGCATTGCCGATGCTCTTGGGTGCTCCCGGCAGGCGGTGCTAAAAAGGGCAAAATCCGAGCGATGGCCTGCAAAGCAACAGGGCTCGTCGCTTGAGTGGATCCCGTCGGGGCTGCCTACGGACATTGTCGCCCAGGTAGCTCGATCCCCTGCCACGGCTATAGAGACGCAAGAGCGTGCCGAATTCAGGCGCTGCAGGGATAAAGACCGATCCCTGGCACAGCAGCGAGCTGCACTTCTATCGCTGTACCGCCAATCAGGCATGTCTGCGGCGGCTTTCGTTTCCGCTTTCAACGCCGGGCACGTGTCCGTTCCGCTTCGCGAGTCTCTTGGCAATATCTCAGTCGCGACTTTCTATCGATGGCTTGATGCCTGGAAGGAATCACGAATCGACGGGCTCGTTCCGCAGTACTATGCACGGGCTCAGGGTTCGGAGCTGCTGTCCGAGCTGGTTAAGACCTACCTGGAGCACTTCTATCTCGATCCGAGGAAGCCGTCGGCGCGCAGCGCATGGGATCGCACCTGTGAACTGCTGCCGAATGTGCCGTCTTACCAGACCGCGCTGCGGTACTTAAAATCTCTTCCGAAGCCCTACGTCGACGCGCGCCGTCTTGGAAGATCAAAGTTCGAAGCAGCCAATTTCGCCTATATTGAACGCGATCCCGATCTCTATCTTCCGATGGACCAGCTCGTTTCCGACCACCATTGCATCGACATCCTCGTGGAGCGCGACGGGGCGCTTTTTAGGCCCTGGATCACGATTGTTCAAGATTTCAGGTCTGCGAAGATCGTCGGGTTCTGCCCCACCGTTTCTCCATCAAGCCTCTCGATCGTCCTAGCATTTTACATTGCGGTAAAGCGCTTCGGCGCCGCCAAGCTGATCCATATCGATAACGGCAAGGACTATCGCTCGATCATGCTCAGAGGGCATGACAAGCGCATTATCACCATCAATAAGGATGGGATCCCTGAAAGCGAAATGGTCCATATCGCCGGGGCGTTTTCCGTATTCGCCGAGGATGTAACCTATGCGATGCCCTACCACGGGCAGAGCAAGGGCCGAACCGAGCGATTCTTCGGGACTCTTGCCGAGCGCTTTTCGAAATCGAACACGACCTATCTCGGGTCGAATACCGTCACACGCCCCGAAGACGCAGCGCTCTTCTGGCGAGCCATCAACAAACAGGCAAAGCGAAATGACGTGATCACCTGGGAAGCGTTCGTTCCAGAGCTCGCGCGGTGGATCGATTGGTACAACTCTTCGTGGAGAGGGGAAGGGAAAGGGCTTGAAGGGAAGACACCTGATGAAGTATTCGCCGAGCTGGCGCCGCCTCCGAGAACCGTCGACGACGAATCTCTCGCCCTCGCTTTCTCTCGATCGGAGGAGCGCGTCGTCTTCGAAAACGGCGTCCGCATGGATGGCGTCTCATTCTGGTCCGATGACCTTATCCCCTATATCGGCCAACGCGTTTTCGTTCGGCGCCAGATCCTCGCCCCGAGCGAGGTGATCGTCAACGATCTTCGTGGGGGCGTGATAGCCAAAGCAAAAGCGAATTGGTTCAAGGAAACCGGAGATCTCGCGGAAGATAACGCCCGTGTGAAGTCCGCTCGGAGGAAAGTTCTTGAGCTCGTGAAGAACACGCGGCGAGCGATGCCCGATTCCCTTGGATCGCTGCCGAAAACGGCTGCGCTCGAACTCGAAGATAAACAGCTCGCGGCGGGCGGGGAACACGATCCTGCTGAGCCAGTTCGCTCATTCCATGATGACGGCCGCGGCGCGGCTTTCATCGATCTACTCACGGAGGCATAAGAATGAAAAACGACCTTGGGCCTACGGAAGTTGAAGTCCTTACCATCATGAACGACTTGGATTGGTGGACAATATACCGGATGGCGAGAACTGTTCGAGGTGGTGCCGATCAAGCGATGCGCAGGCTTTTCGCGAGAGGATTCCTGGAACGAATTCCCCGAATACCGCAGGGATACCAGTATCGGCTAACCCTAACGGGACTTGAGATGCTCATAGCTAGGGCTTATGGAAAAGGAGCACAGAAATGAACAGCGCTCTTATTCAGCGTCTCGATTCATACGTTCAGAAGTACGGCGTATCCTACAACAAAGTTGCCGCAGGGCTTGGATATACCGCATCGGTGCTTTCTCAGTGCCGCCGCGGAGAGTACAAGGGCGACAACGACGCCGTCGAGGCAAAGCTCACCGCTTGGCTCGATCTCCAGGAAGCCAGGGACAAAGCCGGCCCCATCCCCTTCGTCGCCCTGCAGCGCACCATGCGCATCAAGACAGTGGTTCGCATTGCCCATGAAGAGCGGTTCATAGCGCTCATCCTTGGGCGGTCCGGATCTGGGAAAAGCAGGGCACTCGAGGAATTCGCCGCGGAGAATCCTGCAACCTCAATGCTTATAAAGGCCGATCCGACGATGGGGCTTTCCACGCTCGTGACGACGATCTCCCGCGAAATCGGGCTCGACTCCCGCGGAAGAATATCCGAGGTTTCGGATCGCCTCATTCAGGAGCTCAAGAAGCGGTCCCTGGTGGTCATCATCGACGAGGCCGACTATCTCACCGACCAGGTATGGGAGTGGGCGAGGATCGCCATCAACGACAAGGGAGGGTCCGCGCTCGTTATGGCGGGGCTTCCCAGGATCGAGGGGCGTATCAAGTCGTTCAAATCGGATCATCGGCAGATCGAGAACAGGGTCGGCATCATGCACAAGGTTGACGACCTCGGGCAAGCCGAAATTCGCGAAGTCCTCCAGGCAGTATGGCCGGCGCTATCCGATGACGGAATTGCCAAGCTCTTCGAGCAGTCGGCGCGCGGCAGCCTTCACCTCCTCGTGCGCCACATCGCGCTTACCCGAAGAGGCATGCGCGCCCTTCAAGACTCGGACCTGCCCACCGCGGAGATCGTTTCCGACGCCGCGAGAATGTTGATCAAATAAAGGAGTTGCTCATGGCAAAAATTGAAAAGATAAGGGATGTCACCCCAAAAGAAAGCCTTTCGCAGGCCGCGCTTCCCGGCACAGAGCTCCAGGAGATGGCCGAGCAGCAGGGTGAACTCATCATGCGAGTTATCAACCAGCGGAATGTCGATAAGACTTCGGCGGTGAGCGATCTTGCTGCGCTGTATGGAATCCTTGAGGGGCTTGCCAAGAAAACAGTGATGGCCGTTTACGGGATGGGGAAGATTCTCTCTTACGTGAAAGACGAGCTTCCCCACGGCCAGTTTGGCCAATTCATCGAAGCAAAGTGCCCATTCGATGAACGTTCCGCACAGAGATATATGCGTGTCTACGAGCGCTATAAAGGCACTCCGAAGAAGCAGCTCGAAGACCTTACGCTGAGCCAGGCATACACCGAAGCCGGAATCAAGAAGCTCGCTGCTCCTCCGAAGCAGGAGGGCAAAAAAGAGCCTGCTGATGACGATCTCGTCGATAACGGGCTTCCGCAGCTAGAGGACTACGGCCGGCTCCTGGAGACGCCGCCGGCGTCCGGGATCACCCTCAAGCGCTACCGCGTCCAAAGCCTCCAGGAGGGCAAGATCCACGCCATCCATCCCACCCTCGGGATCTGGCCGGTGGCGGATCTCTACATCCCCTCCAACATCGAACGCCCCGACGCTTATATAGCCTTTCAGAAGGCTACGAAAGACCTTTGCATGGCGTTCGAAATCTACTTCGCGGAGATCGAAAGGCTTGAGGATTCCGGAGTCCTTCCTAGGGTAGAAGACCATCGATTCACCGCGGCGGTTCGCAAGGCTCGCGGTATCGAGGTCGAGCAGCCTGAGAAGAAAAAGAGCAGGAGGAGCACCAAATGAAGAAAACATCGATAAGCGTTTTCATCCGCCAAAGCCTCTGCCCTGAGAAAAAATCCGCTGTCGCCAAGATACGTTTTGAGCTTGATGTATCGGCATTTGAGAAACTCACAGAAGGCTTGGACAAGGTTAGGGCCCAGATCGACCGCGGCATGATGGGCGAGCTGAATGAATGGGTAGCCTTGAAGAATGCGAGAAGCTGCCTTTTCGATTTTCGCCAGCTTCTCGAAAAAGAAGTCTACATCGTCCAGGAAGGTAAGGACGAAGAAAAATCCACAATAGGAGGAGCTGCATGAGGTACAAGCCGGAAATCAAATCAATCCAGACGCTCGAGGATGCTGACCGCGCGCTGGCAGAGCTCTGCACGCTGGAAAGCTCGATCGAGAAGATTGATACCCTGGCAGAGCGCGAAATCGCGAAAATAAAAGAGCGCGCAGCGCTCGAAGGAAAGCCGCTTCGGGAGCGCCTGAAGGAGATAAGCGCCACGCTCAAAGCATGGGCCACTTTCCACAAGCGGGACCTCTTCAAGGAGGGGAAAAAGAGCATCGAGCGGCCGTTCGGGACGATAGGATATCGCAAGGCTCCCGTAACGATCGTGACCTCGAAGGATACGGTCGAGCTTCTCAAGAAGCTGGGCCATGCCGACTGCGTCCGCATCAAAGAAGAGGTCATAAAGGAATCCCTCAAAGAGTTTTCCGACGAGGAACTGGCGTCAGTAAACGCCTCCAGGAGATCGAAAGAAGAATTTTTCTGCCAGACCAAGCGCGAGCAGGTCAACCAGGACATGATGTCCATGAGCGCATAGAAAATGCTGGAAGGTTTCTTGATCGTAGTGGCGGTAATTGGGATCGTACCGTTTACGAGCCTCATACTCAAATTCCTTTTTGAATTGGTCTCCCTTATCTATACGGGGAGCAAAAAGAGCAGAGTATGCTGATCAAACGGCACAAGAAAATTGCGCTGATCCACCTTGCAAAGAAGGAATGCGCCCTTGACGAGCTTTCGTACAGGGCGCTCCTTCACGGGGCGGCGTCGGTTGATAGCGCCGCAAATATCGAAAGCGAAGCTCAATTTGATTCCATAATGCTTGCTTTCAAGCGTCTTGGATTCAAGAGCAGCGCCGCCATCGCAAGCAAGAAATCACCCTATTGTTCCAGAGGCCAGCTCTCGTACATTTCAAGGCTTTGGGAAGCAGGTTCAAGGCAAAAAACGGACTCGGCGCTGCGCGCGATGGTGAAGAGAGTTGGGCATGTCGACGATCCAAAATTCCTTACGAAAAAAGCTGCACAATCGATCATCATCGCCCTTCGCGACATGTGCTGGAAAGCCGGAATCAACCCCGACGAAGTAAAAAATAAAACACCAGAAACGGAGGCTCCGGCGTGAGCGCTATTTATCCTATTTCCCTCCCCCGCGGAGAGTGGTCGCCGATCATCGGACCAGGAGAAGACATCACCTCCTGGTCGAAGTTTTTCCATACTTTCAGGCGATGCCCGTCATGCAAAAAAGACCTATCAACGAACGGTCGAGGTGACTGGAGATGCCCCAGGTGTGGATGGAGTACTCGTGAAAGAAAAAGTGCTTAGGAGGGTGCATGGTTGCAATGATTTCTGTACGCAAGGCTGCACGGAAATTACACGCACCGGAACGTCATATCTACTATTTAATAGATATGGGAGAGCTGAGCGGAACCAAGGTCAGATGGGTATGGCGCCTCTGGGAAAAGGAGGTCGATGAATATGCCATTTGCCGAGCTGCGAGAAGAGCTGGAAAAGACTCTTCCTTCGATCCTCAATATTATGGATATCTGTTCTATCTTGACGGTATCACCGGACACGATCTACAGGGAAATCCAAGACGGAAAGCTCTTGGCTTACAAGGCGGACGGGGAATGGAACGTGCTCAGATCAGACCTGCTCGCGTACATGGAGAAACGGTCGACGATCTAAACCAAAACAGCCTTTTCCCATCGTTTGAGCTATTTGAAAACGCTGTTTGAAAGGCTTGTGAAACTATATTAAACAGGCCTTTTAAACAGTAGGAATCAGGTTTACTTTTTTGGTTGTCAACGCGGTTGTCAGTTTGAAAAATGAAAAAGCACTGAAGCACTTGTTTATATTTTATGTAATTCTATATTAAATAATGATGTAAACGCTTTTGAACGGTCACAACATTGAAAGGCTCATTCTGGCCAAAACCAGCATTTTTACAGATTAAAGTTTACCATGGCATTGACCCAGCGGAGCGATGCTTATTCCTTGGTATAAAATAACATAAGATACTTTTACATCAACATTGCTATATTCTCATTATCAATGACTCTTAACA